TCTAGCATAAATATAGCTTGTAACTCCTTTGATGCACTTAAAAGAGGATTATTTAGTTCTTTTCTCATAGAGAAATATCCATCAACTAACTTCTCATATAATTCCCAAGCTATATCATCTTCTAATATTTTTAATAATTTTGCATAACCTCTTTCAGATAATATATAAATCCCAGATAATAACCCTTTGTTTTTTAACCCTCTATAAGAATTAATTGATTGTTGAGTAAATCCTAATTCTTTTATTTTGGTATCGTCCAAACCGACACCTAACAAATCTAATATATCTTTTCCATCTTTAAATCTTTTTCTATTCTTATTTATAAGCTCATTAATCTGTCTAGATTCTCTATTATGTATCTCAGCTATATCTTTTACTAGCATTGCTTTCTTATGTTCTCCAAATCCACCCTCAATGTTATGAAATTTCATTCCCTCGATTTCTAAAGTTCCAAGTACTGTTATTTCTTTATTTATATTTTCATTCATAATTTATCTCTCCTTTACCATTTGATATATTCTCTATTCAGCTTTTTCACATTTTTATGAAAAACTGAGTACCTAATCTAACGAACGGATTTTTCCGTTGGTTAAATAATATCTTCTAATATAACCTCAACTCTTGGTTTATCACTGTAATATTTACTAGCTACAACCTCAACAATCTGCGTATCATCTTTATAAGCTATCTCATTGAGTGAATCAGCTATAATCTTGACCACATTATCAATATCTGGTTTTTTATTGGGTCTTAACACATTATTTCTTTTCTGCTCTTTAATCTTTTTACTGTTACTTTTTGCTATAGAGTAATAACATCTTAAAGTCATTTTTATGTATCCAGTAAAATAATGTCTAACTTTAGATTGATATAACCATTTTATTAATTCTTCATAGTCCTTAGTTTTCTGTGGTGTATAGGTCCTTTTAGTAGCCAAGTTAAATCTAGGTCTTTCTTTACCAACTGGTTCTCCATCTATTACAAGAAAAACTTTCATTTTTTCACCTTCTTAGCCTTCTTCCTACATTCTTTACAACAATAAACATCCTTAGATTTTTCTTCAAGATAAAATAACTTACCACACCAACTGCATCTTCTTCGTTTCATAAGCTCACTTCCTATTTAGCGTAAATCTTCTAGCTCTAAGTGAGAGTTTATTTTTGTTAGTTCTTCTTCTAGAACTTCCAAACACTTATTTTTATTTTTTAAAATACTATTTGTAGAACGGCATTTTACTGTAATACCAGTTGGAATATGAGTAACTTCAACAGAATAATCTTTACTTTTCACCATTTTCAAATCTTTAGGATGTATAGTATATCCGTTTTCTAATTTATATAGCTCATTTTTACCTTCAAGATAGCTTTCGCATTCTTTGAAGTTATTAATTTCAATTCTTTCAAGCATACACATATCTTCAAAGTAGTTTTTACAATTATAATTTTCACAATATATATTAGCCATTTAACACACTCCTTTTATAAGTCAAAGTAAGTCTATAACATTCTAGTTTCATTCATAAACTTACCTTGACTATTTATACTCCAACCAATTTTTATTATTTAATATTTAGGAAATTCTCCATAAGTCGTAGCAAGACATTCAATTCTCCACTCTGGTATAACCCACGTTGTATTGTTATCACCTACATATGCTTTTACTTTATAAAGCGGGGTATTTCTTTTTCTAAATTTCGTACTATAACATTTTTCTAAAATTTCACAACCAACCATTCTGTTATAGTAACAGTTTATTTGATGATATATAATCTTTTCCCCTACAGAATATTTATATTTTAAATTATTTATAGATTTTTTATATATGCGATTTTTCACATAATTTGCTAATATACAAATAATTATTAGCAGTATAGTCAATAAAAAAATCTTCATAAGTTATTCCTCCTAACTAGTTTAAATTTACATCCTCTTATTATTTACTTCTCCTTCTCTAGCCAATAGTCACATGAGTACCTACTTTTCCTCATAAAATGTTACATTCTTAATAATTATATCTATAGACCCATTTTGATTTTGTCTTACTGTATATTTCATTGGGTCCTCAAAATCAGTTAAGTTACCTTTTATTTCAAAGCCATTGTCAGTTTTTATATTTCTCTTTTTAAGCTTTTTCTCAACCCATTTTTTATCTATACTAAATCCTTTATCAAGACCTTTTTCTTCCATATGTTCTTTAAAGCTATCTTTTAACTTATCATCTTTAATTGTTTTATCAGCAAACTCATTTATATTAATTTCATGTTTTTCTTTCAAAGTATAATTTAATATACTTCTTACATCCTCTGCTTGTTTTATATCATTTCCAAGAGCATTAGTTATCCAATTTTCGGCTGTATTTTTAAACATCTTAGTCTTGTACTTGTCATCTTTCACTTTAGTAGCATTTAGAAACTCTGTAACAAACTTAGAATTAGCTTCTTCCTTTTCTGCATCCTTGTCTAATACTCTTAAATGGTATTCGTCATTCATTCCACTCAATCCAACCAAAGCAGCAATTTTGACTGTCTTAGTCTCTTGTATGTTAATTTCATTTTTAGACATTTGTATGTTAAATTTATCATCTTTAAACTCGATTGAATGAGTATATGACTTGTTGTAATCAAGCTTTAATATAGCAACTTTCTTTTCATCTTTTTGAGAGTATAAGCAAATTGCTAAGTCGCAAGATTCTAATGTAGCATTCAACTTCATAATCTCAAACAGATAAGATGCTATTTCTTTAGAGTTATTTAAAAATGAACTTTCATCATATATAATCTGTTCGCAACAACTCTTAATTAGATTGTTACTATAGTCATTAAATACAGCTATTCTAATGTCATTATCTCTTGATACTTTGCTTATTTTTTTCTGAAAGAAAGCTTCAATATCTTGACTGACTCTACCCTCAAAATCATTTAGTATTGGTGTATCGCTATTCTTATCTAAAACATGTATTATAAATTTGTGTATTATCATATTTCAATTCCTCCATCACAATAATATTCAGCCATTTTTTGACTTCTAGTATCTTTTATAACTTCTTCAACTTTATCTATTGTTACAAGCAATATCTTGTCATCTTTAGCTAATAATTCAGCTTTTTGTTTTAACATTTCTTTACTTCCACATGAATAATTTATCTTGCGTTCATCTAGTAATAGTCCTTTTTGCCATCTCAATACATACTTTGACATTTGTTCCATCCCCTATTTTAATAATCTTCTCCATTTGTTAAGTCATAATCGTCTACATCATTCCCTAAATCTAAGATAATTTTTGAATTATGTGCATATATCTTAAATAATAAATCCCCAAAATTACCAAATCCGTTCATTATATCTTTTGATGATATTTCTCTGTTTTGGTATCTAAATGCTGCAATAGTTCCATCGTTTCTTAATAGTATAGAATGTTCACAATTATTTCTGCTTACATTAGGACACTCATCAAAGTCTATCCATCTTGCCCATTCTGAATTAAAATTAGATTCAAGGATAAATGTTATACAGTCTTCATCACATGGGTACTCGTCAAGGTTGTATTTATCTTCTTTCAATTCTTCTAATAATTCACTCATTTTGTATTCTTTCTTAAGACCTACAAGCATGTTATCCAAGTTTCTTTTTAAATGCTCAATACCTTGCCCCTTCATCGTAGCATCTACCTTTTCTTTTACAACATTTGCCACAAGTAAATTGTATTTTTGTATATCTAATTCATCTAAATTTATATTTATATTTTCACCTAAATGTTGTTCAATATTTTTTCTGAATTTACTATAGCTTCCAAAGATTTCATTCACAGCTCTTTTTATTGTTTCTGCCAATTGTTTTTTAACTACTTCCTCTACAAAGCCATTTTCCTCTAACTCTACTAGTGCATCATTCATAATTTTATTTAAATCCATTATATTATTCCCCTCTCTATTTTCATTTTTGAGAGTCACAAAACACTTCAACAATAATTTATACTAAAAGACATTTTGCAACTTTTAGCCCATTCTTTTTGCTATTTCATATACAACATTTGCAGTAACAGCATTTCCTGCTTGCTTGTACAGTTGACTATCTGAGCATACACTTGCTGCTCTTTCGTAATATTTATCCGGAAATCCTTGCAACCTAAAGCATTCCTTTGGTGTTAACCTTCTTATATCTCCATTTTTCAAAATTCCATGTTTATCTTGAGCTGTCAATGTGAACATTGTTTCTCCGCTTTCTTTAATTCTACGACCATTTTGTCTTTTATTTACCCTATCGGGCGTTAAAACTGCATTAACTAAAACTCCACTATTATCACAATTTCTATTTGTCACACCTGCATTATATTTTGCTTTAAGGCATCTAGCATTTATTGTTACTTTAGAGTTTTTATTTAAGTCTATAAAGTATAGACCTGTTTTAGCACCTCCACCTCCTGCCTGACTTCTAATACATCTAGCAATTCCAACTGCATCATAAATTCTATTTGTACTATGAGTTGGATTATTTAGTTGCTCAAGATTTTTTCTACTTTTTCTTTCGATAGGAAATACTTTTCGTGTACTTCGTCCTCTAAAATGTCCAACAATGAATATTCGTTCTCTATTTTGGGGTACTCCGAAGTTTTTAGAATTAAGAACTTGCCACTCTGCATCATAGCCGATTTCATCCAGTTCAACGAGAACTTTGAGGAAATCAAATCCTCCATTAACACTAAGTAGATTTTTAACGTTTTCAATAAGTAAATACTTGGGTCTATCTTCTTCTTTGAGTTCTCTAATAAGTTTTGTAACTGTAAAAAATAAACTTGAACGTTCTCCTCTGAATCCAAATTGTTTCCCTGCAACAGAAATGTCTTGACATGGGAATCCAAAACACCAGACATCTGCTCTTGGGATATTTTCTGTTCTAATTTCTCTAATATCTCTTTCAAACCATTCATCCTCCTTCGGTTTGTGCATGGCATTATAACTTAAATTTGCGAATTTATCATATTCGCAATGTCCCAAACATTTATGTCCTGCTTTTTCCATCCCTAGCCTAAAGCCACCTATCCCTGCGAATAAATCTAAAAATGTAAGCAATACAACGCCTCCTTATTTTCATTTTTGAGAGTTACAAAACATCTCAATGATAATTTTATTAAAAAACATTTTGCAACTCTCTAAACTGTTTTAATTAGATATTTTCTGTATATAAAAACC